GACGAAGTGCACGAAATGCGCACCAGTAAGGCCATCGACCTGTGGAAAGCTGCCATCGACAAGATGCCGGGCGATCCCCTTATGATGCTCGGCACGAATACGCCCGCTTCTGACCAGGCTGTAGCAACTGACCTTTCTGAGTTCTATCAGCGGGTAGTGGAAGGCGTCATCGATGATGATAGCGCCTTTGCCTATATTGCCCGCGTGGACAAGGAAGACCGACCGTTCGAGGACGAAAGCTGCTGGGTTAAGGCTCTGCCTGCTCTGGGCGTCACATATCCAGCCGAGAACGTGCGAAAGCGTGTCGAGACGGCCAAGCACATAGCTTCTGAGCGTTTGGCTACTGAGCGCCTGTTTTTCGGCATCCCTGTGGGTTCTTCTGGCTTCTGGTTGGAGGATGAAAGCGCATGGCGAGCCGTTCAGGGCGAGGTAAATGAGGACGATTGCAAGGGTATTCCGTGCTTTCTTGCGCTCGATCTGTCGCAGAAGAACGATTTGACAGCGCTTTCGGCTTGCTGGCGTGACGATGACGACAGGCTCGCACTTAAAAGCTGGTATTGGACCACACGTACCGGCCTCGAAGCGCGCGAAGCCTCAGACCGCATTCCATACGCTGCCTATGAGCGCGACGGTCACATCACGATCTGCAACAGCGAAACGATTGACTACACCTTCGTGGCGACACGCGTTGCGGAACTGGTCGCATCGCAAGATGTGGACAGCCTGACTGTCGATCCGGCCTATGTGACCAGCTTCATATCAGCCTGTGAGGAAATCAACCTGCCGGTCTGGCGTTACATGGGGCCAGATAAGCCCGCTGGAGCGGGATTGAAGATCGTCACCCATGCTCAGGGCCTGAAGGTGGCATTCGAGGACAGGCAGCTTTGTATGCCTCACTCGATAAGCCGGTTCACCGACAAGATACTGAAACAGGAAGTCACCATCGACGCAAACAAGATGACTGATGTTTGCGCGTCGAACGCTGTTTTGCGCTCTGACGGGATGGGAAACCAGATGTTCGACAAGAGCCGCTCTCGCGGGCGCATTGACGGCATGGTGTCGAAAGCCATGGCGGTCGGGGCGTCTAAATCTGATCGCAAGGGCAAGCGCAGCTACATGGAAAGCGGAGTTCTGGTCGCATGAAACTATGGCCATTCGGCAAGAAGGATTCCCGTTATTGGTGGGTTACTAATGCTATCCGGCGCTGCCAATGCTGCATTCCAACCCCAATATCTTAATTTTTCTGCTTCTATTGCGAGTATCGTAACAGCTGGCATCCTGGTTTTCGCATCGCTCAATGCGGGATTTATACGAATACCAAATTTCCTCAAAGGTGTAGTCTATTGGGGAGGAGAGCTTTCGTACTCATTCTATCTATGTCATTTTACGATTTGGCTAATTATTCAAGATATTGTTCGTAGATTAGAACTGGAAATGCCTTCGGTAATGTTAATTTCTATAGGTGTTCCTGTATCGATACTTTTTTCGTTCTTCTCATACATATATATTGAACGCCCGTTCTACAGGACGAGAGGTGTCAAAACATAGATGCTGATTGAATAAAACCGACCAAATGCTTTTAAATCATTAACCTTGCCGCCCACTGAGGCGGCTTTTCATTGCGAGTTTCCGCCTCCATCGTAGAAGAAATAAGCTGTTACGATAGCAGCAGCTAGCGCCATGAAAGACCAGAAAATCCATTCAAAATGTGAGTAGACCAGTGATCCCATGAACTCCTCCCAACGCACAAACGTTGGAAGGCTGAGAAAGTTCACTCAATGGAATGAAAAGCCCCGGCAAGGTTTCACTAACCGGGGCGGGCGCATTGGGAAACCACGCTGAAAGCTATGATATGCGCCCAGCCTCCGTGTAGATCGCTAACTGTTAATATTGTCTTCCAGAGACGTGGAAAACCCCGGCAACGAGGGTTACCGGGGCTGTGCAGGCCACCAGTCGCGTCGTGCCTGTTGACCTGCTCTTATACTTAGATAGCGCACCGGAGAATAAAAGAAAGCCTCGGACGCAGGAGGGACCCAGTCCGAGGCTTTGCGCACCGCAAAGGGTTAGCGGGGGCTAAAAACGGTGCGCAAAATTGATATAGCGGAATCAGCGAAAAAGAAAACCCCGGACTAGCCGGGGGTGCATCAGAAGGATTTGTTTAGGCCAGCCTGCTTCAATGATGCGTTCGCTGTATGCTTGGATAGCGAACCCTTATCGACAGTGAAGTTTCGATTGCTGATAGGGCTATACCAAATCTCATGATCTCCCTTACCGGGGCGGACGTATTTGCAGCCATTGGCTTTCAATATGTCCGTAAGTTCCCGGTAAAAGCCCTTAACCATTAGTGAGCGGCAACGGCATGCATGCTAAAGGTTGATTGAACGCATACTTCAAGAAGGTCGGACATTTCGTCCTTCTTGTTCAGCAGATGTGCATTATCTTCCAGAAGCTCTGGGGCAACAGCCACCACACGCTTCACAAGGTCATCAATGGTCTTCGCTTCAGAAACGAGGCCGGGAATATCATCACTGGTTGCGACCCATACGCCCGCTTCCTCATCCCATTGAGCAGTGACGAGATATTTTCTCATGCTCATACCCCTTTTTCTCCCGTGCTGATCGTTAAGCACGATTGTTCGCAATATGCAAGACGCACAACGAACTCGGAGCAATTTTGCTCCATGACAATAAAATAAGTGTGAAAGCTAGAAACGGCAATCGCACGAATAATTAACAATCCGTCATAAAACAAGGAAACGAACATGACACGACGCATCAACGCGGCGGGGCTTTCGCTTGTCAAACAGTGGGAAGGCCTACGCACTACAGCATACCGGGATGTGGCCGGGGTTCTAACCATCGGCTACGGTCATACGAGCGCAGCCGGTGCGCCTAAGGTAACGCCGGGAATGGCAATCGGTGATAAGGAAGCCGAACGCATCCTGAAATCCGATCTGGCGAAGTTCGAGGCGCGAGTGGAGCGCTTTGTAAAAGTGCCGCTGACCGATAATCAGTTCGCCGCGCTCGTTTCGTTCGATTTCAACACCGGGGCGCTGGACAAGTCCACACTCTTAAAGAAGCTTAACAAGGGCGACTATGCCGCTGTCCCGGTCGAACTCATGAAGTGGGTGAATGCTGGCGGGAAGAAGGTGCAGGGTCTTGTGAACCGGCGAGCCGCTGAAGCCGGTCTCTGGGCCAAGGGCGATTTCGTTTCATCCAACTATGTCCCGGCCAAGACGGCGGCCAATAAAACGGACGTAGCCACGATTGGCGGTGCCGGTGCTGCTGGTGCGGCGGCTACGGTCGGACCTGTCATCCCAGAAATTGTCAATACGATCTCAAACCAGCAGGACGAATTGTCTAGCGGCCAGTGGGTGCGTGTGGCGATTGCTAGTGTGATTGTCGCCCTTACCCTCTGGGGCATCTGGCGGAAGACGCGCTCATGATCTGGGCGCTCATTCCCTCATGGCTGAAATACTCGCTCGCTGGCCTTGTGGCGGCGTTTTTGCTTCTGGCGGCTGGATATCTCGCTGGGAAGCGTGATGGTCGTCAGCAAGCCGTTTCCGAGCAATTGCGCGAAACCGTCAAAGCCGAAAAGGAAAGGGGCAAGGACGATGAAAAACTACGCGGGCTTACGGATTATGATTTTTGTATTCTTGCCCTTCGTCGTCGCGGGCTGTCCTTCGATCAGTGCGACGAGCTGCGCGGGCTGGAGACAGAATAACCTATCGCCTGCCGGTCTGGTCGCACTGACCAAAGTGGACCGGCCAGCGGCGGAGCGGGTCGAAGGCAATGATGAAAACGGAAAACGGCGGGGCTGCTGGAGATGACGCCAATGGACAAAGATGCTGCTACAGCACACCGCCTTGTAGAGCTGCCGGAGGAAACGAGAGAGTTTCTATCCCAACTTCGCGAGGAAGATATTGACCTCTTGAAAGATGGTCTCGATCTGATCCGGTCACTAAGAACCATTGGCCGTTTCATGCGCTGGCTCATTCTCGGCATTCTGGCGATCCTTATCGGGATCGTTTCGCTGTATGAGAACGCGGTAAAAATATGGGCGTGGTTTCATAAGTGAGCGCGTAAGAAGTGCCATGCCACACTGATATCAAACGGAAAAACGAGCGCGTAAATACTCTATTTGATTTTCAATGCCTTCTTTCTCGGAGCAGGCGTGACCACGATAAGCTCGCGCTCCAAGCGCTGTTTTCGCAGGCGGAGAGTCTTTGCGACCCGCTCGTCTACTTCCGCATCTAGAATAGTACGCACGGCTTTATTGGTACGTGAAGCAACCGACTCGCGAGAGGAAGGAATTGGCTTGAAAAGAGTATCTTTCGTAAAGGGACCGCGTGGGTCTTGGGGCAATTGTTGTAATCCTTTTTGAAGTGAATAAAAAAGGCCAAGCAATGCTTGGCCTCAAAGCTAATTTCCTTCGACAGTGCCAGTACATCCGTGGTCAAAGGAAAGAAAATCAGCTATTTAAGCGGCTTGCAGATTGCAGGCCGACATTTTGCCGGACTTGCGATCCTGTTCAAGATCATAAGTGAGCTTCTGGCCTTCGGTCAGCGAGTACATACCTGCGCGTTCAACCGCAGAGATATGAACAAACGTATCGCCGCCGCCATTTTCAGGCTGAATAAATCCAAAGCCTTTTGCTGCATTAAACCATTTAACTGTGCCGGTGTTCATTGGAACCCCTTTCATAGCAATATTGATAGCCGCGCTTGAACAAACGCAGAGATGAAACGATTTTTTAAAGGGAGTTTTCGTCAACGCACGGCGCTAATCGTGCAGCAAGCAAAGCTCAACAAAAAAATCTCGATGTCAACTTGTAGCAATTTTAATTATTTTTGTCAAATTTTTAATTTGGTGTGGCCAATTTAACTGATAAAATTGCTTAATTATCATAATATGTTCGTTGTTTTAAAGAGAAATAGCGAACTCAATTTTATTATTTGAGAGGCCCGGTTTGGCCTGCCCCCTGAAAAGTGGTCCTCCCTGAAGTAGGCTATTGAGCCGTTGGAGAGGACGTTGGAATGCCCCAGAAGAAGCATAAGCCCGAAGAGATCGTCGCGAAGCTGCGTCAGGTCGATGTTCTGCTGTCGCAAGGAAAATCGGTTGGCGAGGCGGTTCGCACGATCGGCGTGACGCAGTTCACGTATTACCGGTGGCGCAAGGAGTTTGGCGGCCTGAAGGGCGATCAGGTGAAGCGTCTCAAGGAGCTTGAGAAAGAGAACGATCGGCTCCGCAAGGCGGTTTCGGACCTGACGCTCGAGAAGCTGATCCTGAAAGAGGCTGCTTCGGGAAACTACTGAGCCCCGCCCGCCGCCGTCGCTGCGTCGATCATGTCATGGCAAAGTTCTCCGTTTCGGAGCGCTTTGCCTGCAAGGTCCTCGGCCAGCATCGCTCGACCCAGCGCAAGAAGCCCCAAGGCCGGCCGGATGAAGAGGCGCTCACCGCCGACATTATCCGGCTCGCT